CCTTGGTTAAAACACCGTCCATTGCACACGAAAAAGGTCCTTCCAAGATATCTGCAACAGCAAGGTTTTTATTAAATTCGCAGTAACAAAGATAACGAATTGCTAATGAAATAACATAAAACAACAGCAAGAATGAACCATTGGCCACAAACCTAAAAGAATTGTAAACTGCGCCACGTAGGCAGTGACTCGTAGTCTACTTTGTTAACATAACGAACAGTACGCACAGGGAAATGGGAGCAAATGGCAAAGCCAATGAAGAACGAAAAACGCGTGCACTGGTGCGCCATTACTACGCCCTAAATTGTAATCTCATAGAAGCCGCGTCTTAGCGAACGAATTCAACATCTGTCTACGAAAGCCGTAAACATTGCCAGCGAAACGCGTGCTGCAACCTGATGCGAGCCACCACTGTACAATACATTGGAAAACACACGGCCGATGCTGGGTAGATAAAAAAGATTACTCCTCATCGAAAGATTCCTTACCTGTATTTTTGGTCTTATACCGTCTGGTGTCCAGTGCGGCGGGTGGCCGATCCGACGTATTCTCGTCGATCTGCATGGTGTACCACTCTACAGGACGCATCACCACTTCGGCTTCCGTTGATGACCCACCGGCCCATTGACTTAGCACCGTTCTAATTTCGACTGGGAAGTCCGTAAGGTCTAGCCTCGGCACATAATAGTGCACAACACCGTCCCTAAGTTCTTGGAAATGTACCGAATCGAGATCAAGGCAGCAGTGATACTCATCCCAAACGAGTTCTTGACCTGGTATATCACCTACGTCAGCAAGGCCTACTTCCAAGGATGTGCGCATCGTAGTAAGCTTAAGCACTTCATACGTCAGGGCCTCCACCCACGCGCTGCCATTGAGGAACTTACTGTGCGTCGCCCACCACGTCGGCACCCGCCTACTCAATTTGGCTCTAGCCGCACTAATTGCAACCATATTCGTGGCACTCAGAGGCAGGTTTTCCCTAGCGATATAGGCAATTTTGCAAAAGAGATGCCGCACGGCCCACAATCCTACTGACACGAGCAGATTGATCTCCTGCACCACTAGAGTGTCCATATTTGAAGAATTATCTTTAATCATAGAAACCCACTCGGTCGTGGTCCGGAGGTGTCGCGCGCGAAACTCGAAGACGTGGGCAGTTTCTTCCTCAAACTGGATCGTACCCTTCAGGGACCCCGTGGCCCCCGCGCGGGATAGGGGATATATATCCGGAATTTCTTTGAACAAAGGAAGGAAAGTCCGTAGTTTGTCACAACCACCGAAGGTCCTCCCAAGGACACCCAACCTATCGACTAGCGCGGGTGGCAGTTCATATTCGCTGGATAACTGCATGCTTGGAAGGGAAGCAGACGGCCACAAATACCCAAACAATTCGTTACACACGAGGACTGTAGCACGTACTATAAGATTTGCTCCGGAACCGTTTGGTCCCGGCTGACGGGAATACATTTGATTGCGGAGTACGTATGAACTCACCCGCGGAGAGGCCCCATAAACCTCACGTTCGTGTTGCCACTGTATACCGCTGGCGGATTTTACTCCGCAAACAGCGGCATTCGTGGAAGTACCGAGGGCACTAAGCACAGCCAATATATCGACCGACGTATTGACGGAACTGCTCATTAGAGACGCAACATACGCAATACTATCGTCAGCGGACGCATCAGTCAA